TTCAGAAGAAGATTGACCGTATTCCACACCTGCTGTCCCGCCTGCACATTGTCGGCAAAAAAGCCGCCGGTGCTGCCGTCCCTTGACTCATAGAAGTGGGACGACAGCATAATGACGGCCTGCTCTGTGGTGGGAGGCATCGGATGTTCTTTGTAGTGGTTCTCCGGAAGATGCTGATAGCTCTCGGCATAGGCTACGGCGGCGGTGATATACATCTGCAATAGTTCGTCATCTGCCGTATGTTCGAGAATCAGGTTTGCCTTTACTTTTTCAAGAAGTGTCATACCGCCACCGTCCTTTCCTTATTCTTCGGTTTCCGGTTCTGCGATGACAACGGTGAATTCAGCAGCGGGATAACCGGATGCCCACAAGGTGAATATTTTCGGCTGATTAACGACTTCATCGCACTTCAGCCACATCACAATGTCTCCTGCCTGCCCGCCGACAGCAGCTGCTTCTGCAGCATCGGCTGATGTCAGCTGACTGCCGTTATACTTGACTGACGTGATTGCGGGAAGTCCAGTGGTGATAAGGATTGCTACCCATTTGTGTGTGCCTTGTGCCGGATTTGAACTTTCATAAGGAACCAGTTCTTCAACCGGAACAGTGACTGTAATGGCGTTGTCCTCAATTGTGATGGATTCGACTTTGCCTTGATTGGCTGACATATCTTCGCTGAGAGAAGTGGTAACATTCGATACGGATACATTCCACATATCCGGCTTCATCAGTCCGCTGTCTTTCAGTCTCAGAAGCAGCCCGTTGAAATCGTCCTTGAGTCCGGCGACATTCGAGGCTGTGCTTGCGGCTTGATTCGGAGCAGAAGGAAGCCCCGTCACCGCGGCCCCCTCCTTGATTTCAAGCACGCCGCCAATGACGGTCTTTTCGCCGCCCTGTTCGGTGTAGTTTTTTGTGTTGTAACTCATGCCGCACCTCCGTTAAGCCTTCTGCTGGAGTACCTTGACAGCCTCCGGCAGAATCAGTTTGCCGTCGACTCTCTTGGAAGCGAGGAATCCTATCTGCCCGTTTGTTGCATAGAGTTCATTGAGTCTCTGGAATGTGATACCCTGGCGGTCACCTATCCAATAGAAGCCGAAATCTCCGAATGCTACGGTCTTCGCCCCTGCTGCGACATCAGGAACATAAGCCGAGGTGTATATTCGTTTTCCGAGGATGGTATCAAATCCGCTTTCATGGAGAGAAGGCTGCCACAGATACTGTCCGTTTCCATCCTTAAGTTTACGGATGTGCTTCATAGTTGAATCATTCAAAAGCCATACTGCATTTTTACGGTATGGTGCCTTGAGCGAGAAGAAGAGATCGATCAGCTCATCGGCGGTTATAGCAGTTGCGTTTGCTGTAGTAACACCGACCTCTGCGCCGCCGGTAGCGTTCAGGATACCTGTGGGCTTGGATGTGCCGTTTCCATTGATGAAAGCGTTTTCTTCTGCAGCGCCGATTCGGCGAGTAAATTCGCGGGTGAAGTACTGTTCCAGATTGAACGCGCTGTCGTTAAGTAGTTCAGTGGATACTTTGATAAGGGTTGCAACCTTGTGCGCGCCGATCAGTTGCTGACTGAATGAATCATCTGATTCGTTAATCGTGCCTTCCTCATCAACCCAGTTTGCGATGCCTTTTGAGGTAACAACGGGAATCTTGTGTGCACCGGAATTGGTGGTAAACTGGTGAGAAATACTTCTTACCACATTGCCATCCGACAGAGCCTCAATAAGCGTGTTTTCAAATTCGTCAGGAACAAGGAAACCCCCTTCGGAATCAACACCTTCCTGAAGTGCATTTGCTATTTCCGGCGTCACTTTCATTCTGGCATGATTCCAGAATGCAGTTTTGTATGCTTCTGACTTACGGCCGGTCGTCTCTTCATTTTTTGCGTTTGCTTCCGGCTTCGAGGTTATGGGTTTGCTGAGTGGTTTGTTCAATTCGGCTTCGAAAGCTTCCTGCCTTTCAAGACGGGAAATTTCACGGCCGAGATCGGTGATTTCGGCTTCCATCTTAGTGTAAACGGCATCGTCCTCAGCGGAGAGGGTGCCGTTTTCTCTTCTGTGAGAATCAAGGAAAGCCTTAGCTGCTTCCCACGCTTTGTTGCGCTTTTCGCGCAGTTCAAGAATTGTCATTGATAATATTTCCTCCTAAATTTTAATTTTTGATCAGGTTTAGCCGTTCCATCAGTTCATCTACCGAACGGCCGCGTGGTTCCGATTTGGTGGGCTTTTGTTCAATGTGAGCTGCAGCCGCCACCTTTTTTGCTCGAGTCATGAGTTTATTTGTAAGAATAGTTCTAACCGCACTAGCGGAAAAAAGAAAAGACGTATCAACGTCTTCTGTGGATTCTGAACGTTTTTCATCTGTAAGAATTCCGTCTGCAAATCCAAGCTCAACCGCCTTGTTTGCATTCATCCAAGTTTCTTCATCCATCATGTGTGAAATTTTTGCACGGGACAAACTTGTTTTGATTTCGTAAGCATTTATGATTGATTCCTTGACCTCAGAAAGCATCTCGATCGCCTTTTGCATTTCCTCAGAATTGCCGAAAGCTACAGTCGCTGGGTTGTGAATCATCATGAGTGCCGTGGGAGCCATCAGCACTGTTGTTCCTGCCATAGCGATAACCGATGCCGCAGAAGCAGCAATGCCGTCAATTTTCACAGTGACATTGTCTTTATAATCCATCAGCATGGAATAAATTCTGCTTGCCGCCACGCAGTCGCCTCCGGGTGAATTGATCCATATGGTTACAGGACCACGCTCTGCGAACAATTCACTTCTGAACAGTTCCGGAGTGATATCATCGTCAAACCATGATTCCTCAGCAATCGTGCCGTTAAGGTACAATGTCCGCTCCAGTGTTTCCTCGCTTGTTTCGTCGTTTTTGACTATCCGGTTTTTCCACTGCCAGAACTTCTTCGGGTTCTTTGTTTTCATCTTCAGGTTTTACCTCCTCTTCATTGGAATTTTCTATTAATATCTTTGCATAAGCCCCAGCATTTTTAAGCGGGAGCATATTACCGTTAACGAGATAGAGATCGCCGCCTTCTTCGGCCGATATGCGGTCTAGATTCTCAAGCTCTCGTATGTCATTGGCCGACATCCAACCGTTCTGCCTGGCTGTTGCATAACCGCTCATGCGGCTCATATAATCTCCGCGAAGCAGCCCCTCCACATTGAATTTGACAAAGTACTTTTTCTTTTCTTCGGGAGTGAAAAGCGACCGCTGTATGGACTGTTCCCAGCGGATAACCCATGGGTCTAGAGTGTATTTCACAAACTCAAGTGACTGCTGCTCAATATTTGAAAACGAGGACTTTTCAAGGTCTCCCACCATGTGCGGGGGGACCCGGAAAATCCTCGCTATTTCGTTAATCTGAAATTTCCTGGTTTCAAGGAACTGAGCCTCGTTCGGAGAAATGGAAATAGGTGTATACTTCATTCCTTCCTCTAAAACCGCCACTTTCCCGCTGTTAGCCGACCCGCCGAATGTAGAATTCCAACTGTCCCGCAATCTGATAGGGTCTTTTATCGTTCCGGGGTGCTCAAGCACGCCGCTGGGAGCAGCGCCGTTGGCATAGAACTTGGAACCATATTCCTCCGCCGCGATGGCAAGACCTATTGCATTTTTCGCCATAGCAATAGGTGAGTAGCCGACCAGACCGTCAAATCCGAGTCCCGGAATATGCAAAACATCGGACGGCATCAGAATTACTGTGCCTTTGTCCCTGACTGCCTCGTCGATACCACGGTTGTATCTATAATAGAGACTGCCGTTTTCATCCCGGTCCACCGTCATTTTGTTCGGCATTAGAGGATACAGGGCAACAATTTCTCCCTTTCCGTTTCTGATAATCTGTGCATAGGCGTTTCCCCATAACAAAAGATGGGTCATCAGCGTTTCTCTGAACACAAATGAACTCATCTCGGGATTAGGTTCGTCATGGAGCAGAATGTATAAATGATGGTCGATCGCCTTCTCCTTGCCGCCGTCTTTTGTGTACCTGTAGAGGTGTAGTGGAAGTCCCGCGACAGCCTCGGCGAGAATGCGTACGCAGGAATATACTGCGGTCATCTGCATCGCTGAGCGTTCCGTGACCATTTTTCCTGCAGCCGAACCGCCCATGTAAAAAGCATATCCGCTCCCGGCAGTCTGGTTTTTAGGAGCGTCTCTCGTGCGGAACAATCCGCTGAATATACCCATAGTTTTCACCTCATATAAATAAAAGTCCTCTTGAATCGTATACCGACTGCCCGTTGTCGTTTCCGCAGCGTATTGCCCGGTCGAGCGCCATAATGGTGGCGACTGCGCCGTCTATTTTTTCTGTGGATTTTTCCTTGGTGGCTTTGATGTTTCCTGCATCATCTGAGCGAATACACACATTGTCCATCATCCACCGCAGCACCGGGTGGCCACCGTGGGCAAGTTTCTGCTCCAGAGTTAGTTTCATGAGTTCTTTCGTGGGTGGGCTCATGTCCTTAAATCCCTGCCCGAACGGAACTACCGTGAATCCCATACCCTCGAGGTTCTGCACCATCTGCACGGCACCCCAGCGGTCGAAAGCGATCTCACGGATGTTATATTTTGTACCGAGTTCCTCGATAAAGGCTTCGATGAAACCGTAATGCACAACATTTCCCTCGGTGGTTTTTAGGAAACCCTGCTTCTGCCATAGATCATAATTCACATGATCACGCCGGACTCGCAGGTCGATGTTGTCTTCCGGTATCCAGAAAAACGGTAAAATAATGTATTTATCATCCTCGTCGAGCGGTGGAAAGACCAGCACGAAGGCTGTGATATCAGTGGAAGAGGAGAGGTCAAGCCCGCCATAGCAGACGCGACCTTCGAGCGACTCGGGATCTACCTTAAACGCACACTGATCCCATTTATCCATTGGCATCCAGCGTACTGACTGTTTTACCCACTGGTTCAGCCGGAGTTGCCGGAAGCTGTTCTCCTCAGCCGGATTTTGCTTTGCACTCTCACAAGCTGCCTTTACCTTGTCTAATCCTATTGTGATGCCAAGAGAGGGGTTCGCTTTTTTCCATACCTTTGGATCTGTCCAGTCATCCGTTTCCGCAGCCCCAAAGATTACAGGATAAAATGTTGGATCCGTCTTGCGACCCGAAAGTATATCCAGTGCTTTTTGATGCACTTCATAACAGATGGAGTTCGTATTGTCGCCGGCAGTTGTAATCAAAAAATATAGTGGCTGCATTCGGGCATCTCCACTACCTTTGGTCATCACGTCAAAGAGCTTTCTATTAGGCTGTGTATGCAATTCATCGAAAATAACCCCGTGGGTATTGAATCCATGCTTATTTGCCACGTCCGCAGAGAGCACCTGATAAGTACTCTCCGTGGGCATATATACAAGGGTTTTTGTCGATTCAGTTATCTTAACCCGCTTTGTTAATGCCGGTGATTTACGCACCATCGCCACAGCAACCTCAAACA